AACAAGTTCGATCAGAAAACTTTAGATGCCTTACAAGAACTCAGAGAAGTTTTAGGAAAACCTCTTTCTCTCAGTTCTGCTTATAGATGTTCAGTACATAATGATAAAGTTAGTTCTTCAGGAACTGATGGTCCACATACCACAGGACAAGCTATAGACATTCTCTGTTCAGGAAAGTTTGCTTATAAAATCCTGAATTATGCTATGATACGTTCTAGTATCTGGAAAGGCATTGGAGTAAGTCAAAAAGGAAATCATAAGTCTAGATTTCTACATCTTGACACAATAGTAGAAAATAATAGACCTTGGGTATGGAGTTACTAAAATGGAAAATAAATGACTGTAAATGCCAAAACTAGATATACTAAGGACGGATCTAGAAAGCTAAAACAAGGAGGCACTACCTCAAGAATTCCAATTAAGAAGCAGAAGGAAGAAAGATTAAGAATAAAAAAAGAGGAGACGGGGAAAAAAGGAAGAGAGGCCGCTAGAGTACTTAATGAGCAATTAGAAATTAAAGAAGAAAAGAGACTTGAGGCTATAAGAAATAAAATAACAGAGACAGAAGATCCTTTATTTGATCATGAACTTTTCATTCAGGACTATCATAGGTTACAAATAGAACTTGATAAGTACTGGAAAAAACTCCATTCTTTAGGACAAGAAGAAAGAACTACAGAAATAGATGCGTTTCTAGATGATAAAGAGAATGATAGTCCACTTAGCCTGTTTATAGATAAATGGCAGTATCATAAGGAAAGGACTCCCGGCAGTAAAGAAATGAATAGATTGATGAAAGAATATGATAAATATGTAGAAGAAGATATTAAACAAAAAAAAGAATTTAAAAAAGAAAAAGAGGCTGAAGAGGATGAAAGGGAGTACAGACGAACAATAAGAGAGTACGAATTAAAGGGTGATTCGGAATATCAATCTCTATTTGGTTATGCACTTAAAATATAAAGAAAAATGGAAAATAATAAACTTAATAATTTATATGATGCAGTAGCAGATGAGTTACTCGCTAAGATACAATCTGGTGAAGCTAAACCAGCAGACCTAGCAGTAGCAGTTCGTTTCTTAAAGGATAATGATATAACGGCTATACCTATTAATGATAATGCCCTACAACAATTAATGGAAAGTATGCCCTTTCCAAGTGATAAAGATATATCAACAGGTAAAACATCTTTAACTAATTAAATATGAAGAAAAAGAAATTAATATCTAGACCACAAGATAAGATATTAGAGGGTGGAAGTTCTGGAGGAGGCTTGGCTGGATTAAAGAGTTTTACAGGAGGTAAAAAAGAATTATTTAAATCTCCAGCACAGAAAGTGAGATCTGCTACGACAGCGGCAGTCGTTGCTAGAAAAGTTAAAGATGAGTGGGATACATTAGATGCTGAGATATTTGAGAAACCATTTAATGATCGTATAAATTTAGAGGTTTGGGGAGAAGGTAATTTAATGGTTCTTCAAAATAAACCTATGAAATATGCAAATGGGGAGATTATGCCTCAAGCTCAACAGTTCTTTCATGGAACTCCAACTATGGTAGGTTCATCTTTCACCGAATGGAAAAAGTTAAACCGAGGAAAACCTTATGGTCCTAGAGATGTAGGTTATTTTGGAAGTGGAACCAGTTTTACTTCTGATCCACTTGATGCGGCAGTATATAGAGATAGTAAGGATGAGAATTGGAATGAAATACGTCCTACTGAGATACAAGAAATTAGAAATGCTACTGGGGGACTATATGAACCTGAAATAGTGGCTGTGTATTTAGCACCTAAAAACCCTTTAAATATAGCTGTTTATGGATATGAGTTAGGATATATTAGAGATACTAAAGATTATGAAAATATAGTAGCAGCAACTCAAAGAATAATACTGAGAGAAACTAAAAACCTTCCAAAAGAAGAAGCAGATGCCATAATAGCTTCATATCATCAAAAAGTAATTGAGACACAAGCAAATGCTGCTGATTTACTGACTCAACAAACTATTGTTGGTGAAGATGGAAGCTTAAATCTTCAATCTGTAGATCCTACTCAGTTATTACCCGGTCAAAAACCTATGTTTCCAGAAGAAACTTGGAGATGGAAACATCGTCACCCTATAAGAAGAGGTGAATTAAATATGGAAGAGTTCTCATCCTTTATACAGTCCGGAGACTTTACAGAGATTGCTAGAGAAGGTGGTTATTCAGCATCTTTAATTCAATATCATGCAGATAGTACTAAAGTTAAAGAAAGTGGAGCATCAAATGAGGAATTCAATATGGAGGCATATCATGAAGTAATTATTTATGGTCCAAAACAAATAAAAGGTGTAAAAAATAAAGGTACATTTGACAAAACTGAGAACCTAAATACACAGTATTCACCAGCTAAATCTATTAAAGTAGCTTAAATAGTTAAAGTATTGATATTATTATATATGACTAATTAACTCCCCTTATAGTTATGGGGGGAGGGTTAAACATATATAAAAGGTAACCGTGAAATCAATATTAATTACTATCTCAGTACTTATACTACCTATTACTATATATGCTACTGAGGTTATCGATGTAGAAGTTTGTAAACGGGTAGAAGGTTGTAAACTAATCTTTAGTTCTAAGACAATGGAAACATATTGTCCAACATGTGTGAAAGAATCAATTATTATCTCTCCTTTAGCTAAACCAAGAACTGTATCAGTTAAAGATAACTCAATCTTAATGTGGTTAAGAGAATATTCACTAAAATATTATTTCTAAATGGATAATAAACTAAAAGATTTTAGAAACTTCTTATTTATCTGTTGGAAACACCTCAATTTACCTGATCCTACACCAGTTCAATATGATATAGCTACATTTCTACAGAATAAACCTAAACGTGGAGTAATAGAGGCTTTTCGTGGAGTGGGTAAAAGCTATATTACTTCCGCATTCGTCTGTCATACACTACTTATTGATCCAGAATTAAAAGTTCTGGTAGTATCAGCATCAAAAGTTAGATCTGATGACTTTTCTACCTTTACACAACGACTTATACACGAAATACCTATTCTTCAACATCTAAGATCAAGAGAAGGTCAAAGACAGTCCAAGGTAGCCTTCGATGTTGGCCCTGCATTAGCTTCACATTCCCCATCAGTGAAAAGTGTAGGTATAACTGGTCAATTAGCCGGTAGTAGAGCAGATCTTATCGTGGCTGACGATGTGGAGGTTCCTAATAACTCCATGACTCAATCAATGAGAGATAAACTGTCGGAAGCAGTTAAAGAATTTGATGCTATATTGAAACCAGAAGGGTCAATTATTTACCTTGGAACTCCTCAAACAGAGATGTCATTGTATGAAACACTTCCAGAAAGAGGTTATAAAGTACAAATATGGCCTAGTAGATACCCTACTAATGAACAACTTATAAGATACGAAAATAGATTAGCACCTTTTATACGGAATAAGAAAGGTAAAGTGGGTGAGCCTACTGATCCTTTGAGATTTGATGATGAGGACTTAACAGAAAGAGAATTATCATATGGTAGATCAGGATTTAATTTACAGTTCCAACTAGATACAAGTCTTTCGGATGCAGATAAATATCCTTTAAAACTAAATGATCTAATTGTAATGTCTCTGGACGGAGATAAAGCTCCAGAAAAACCTGTGTGGTCAAGAGATCCAGAACATAAACTCACAAATCTTCCAAATGTGGGTCTTCCCGGTGATGGTTACTATTCTCCTCAGACAAAAATAGGAGAATGGATAGAATATACAGGTAGTATACTATCCGTTGACCCAAGTGGAAGAGGTAAAGATGAAACTGGATATGCAGTAGTAAAGATGCTAAATGGTATTCTATATTTAACAGAATGTGGAGGATTACAAGGAGGATATAAACAGGATAACCTACAGACTCTATCAGTTATTGCCAGAAGAAATAAAGTAAACTTGGTACTGATAGAGTCTAACTTTGGTGATGGTATGTTTATGGAACTATGGAAACCGATACTACGGAAAGTATATGATGTCACTATGGAAGAGGTTAGATCTAATATTCAAAAAGAAAAAAGAATAATAGATACTCTTGAACCTGTTATGAACCAACACCGACTCGTTGTAGATCCACAAGTAATTGAAAAAGATATACAGACAGTTCAAAATTATCCAAGTGAAAGTCAGGCTAAGTATATGCTCTTTCACCAGATGACTCGTATTACAAAGGATAAAGGTGCATTAATCCATGATGATAGATTGGATGCTCTCCAAATGGCAGTGGGATACTGGGTCGAACAAATGGCAACTGATGCCGATATGGAAGTGGAAGTTCGTAAAGATAAGTTAAAGGATGAGGAGCTTGAAAGATTTGTGCAAGGTGTTATGAGTAATGAATATAAAGAGACAAGTAATGTCTGGATGAATATTTAGTAAAAAAATGTGAAGGGGTATATTATACGTGAAACTACGGGTTTCCCCCATTCCATATTTTAAAAAAGGCCAAATTCTTACCACATTTTCAAAAAAGTAACAAGTTATTTTTCAGATTTTTTGCAGGATAGCAGTAAATGGAAGAGAGGGTATCACATTGTGTAAGCAGGTACAAGCTAATTGTGTTTTGGTGTGTGTTTTTCTCTTATATCTGTAGTTTTTTTTGAGCAGCTGCTCTCTTAGATGCAGCTATTGCAAGACCTTTTAAATTATTTTTAATTATTTTAATTTTTTACTTGATATATTGAATTAGATATGATCTAATGATAACAGTTGAAATGACAAACCAAATTGAATAACAGCATTCGTAAGAACGGCACAATTTAAAATCATTTTGATTAGTTCAATATTTTTTATGAATTAGCTTAAAATCTAAATTGAATGATTTTTAACTTGATATGTTTATTAATACGTGTATAATTGAAGACAAATTACAAATCATTTACTAATTCTACTTGATCTGTAATTCAGTAGATCTTAGAAAATTGAATCTGAAGTATATTGAATGCTATTAGTTGAGAGCATTACTAACATTCAACTAATAGAGGTCTTATGATACATCCGATAATTGATGAGATTATTAATGGTGAAACTTGCGTTGACGTTAATGTTTCAACTAGACTAGCTAAAAACGAGCGTCAACTCGCTGAAACTGTTAGAAACACGCTAAGAAACTTGTTGGAGGCAACAGATTCCAACTGGTCAAGAAAAAATACTATAACTGGTCTTGTAGACTTAGTTAATGTAAGAATGTGTGATCTTGAGGAAATGTATGCAGACATGGTGCAACTAAATGAACTTAGACTAAAGAATAAAACTTGGTAGTCTAACAAACTTGCTCTCTACTAATAGCATTCAATTAAACTGTACCTTTTATGAATCATGCTAACTCTGAGAGGTAACATGGCAAAACGAATTAAATTTATCAATGTTCCAGTAGATTTTAAACGATCAACTTTAACTTTTGAGCAGTTGATACAATTAAATGTTAAACATGAAAGTGAACTAAAAGTAGTACAATTTCCTGTATTTCCAGAGGGAATTAGTCCTCAAATATCAGGTTTTTGGAATGTAATGTTAAAACGTAAGTTTTTTAGACTAAGACGTAAAAAATAGCGTGATATTTTAATCTGCGTGGTTCATAATAGGTACAGTTTAAAAAACAAGTTCTCACATTTGAGTAGTGGACATAGGAAGGATAGCTATGGAAACACCATTTGATGTTTTATCAACTACTCAAGATTCTAAACCTTTTGTAAGTATGGCACGTTATATTCCATACTCCGAAGAGAATTTAGAATTTGCTCGTAAACTTGCAGTAGCAAGATTTAAGTGTACTCGTAGTGATATACGTGTACGTTGGAGAAATTGGGCTGGTGGTCGTGATCACCATCCACAACACAATATCAAAGCAGAGGCAACTCACTTTGATGTGTATCACAGTCCACGCACAAAGAAAGTAGAATATACAACAGATATGTTTGGTCATATTATACCAGTATCTTAATCTAATTTTAATCTAATTAGTCTACTACTCAACTGTGAGAATTTGTAAAACCATCTATATTTTGTTTTGTGGAGTGTGTTTTGAAACACTATATAAAAAAGTATTATAGCGGAGCTTACAAGCCCGATTACGTAGTAAGCTTGCTTGGTGTAACTTTGAGTTAAAAAGCTTTGTTCGTACTCTGGAGAGAACATGAGTTACACAGTGCAATAATACGGATGAACATTAACCTTATACTAAGTGGGTG